CTTAATAGCGATCTGGGCTGGTTGGTCGGGATCTATTATCGCTAACATTGTATTGACTATATTACATTATGTTCATGAAAGGTTGTGGTTGAAAGTTGAATGGGGAAAAAATGCTGAATAAAGATCAAGCAATTTATTGTGCGAATGTATTCTCAAACTATTTTGATAGATTTGAAAGAATAGATGAATACATGCGTGAACAAAAGTTGTCATCTATGTCAGAAAGGTCACCAACACTTTTCGGTATGGGACCTGAAGATGATTTGTTTTCTGACTTCACTGTTTCACCAGAAAAAATGAACTTTGAAGTTGTCGAACTTTCACAAGAAAAGTGGGACATTTATTTGAACATGATTTCTTCTCACTCAAACATGACAAGTATTCCTGGTCGCTGTTTGAGGTTGGCTGTATTAGAAACCACAACAAATAAATGGTGTGGTTTTATTAGACTAGGCTCACCAGTAATTAATTGTAAACCTAGAAATGAAATGTTGGGTCAAGTGTTCACTCAAACTGAAGGTGGCGCACAATTGTTTAATCGATGTGCTATCATGGGTTTTGTTATTGTACCCGCACAACCATTTGTTTATAATTACCTTGGTGGTAAACTCATGGCTGCAATTTGTACTACACATGAAGTACGTGAAATGTTGAACAAGAAATATAACATGACAACTTGTTTGTTTGAAACAACAAGTTTATACGGTTCAACTAAAGCAGTATCACAATATGATGGTATGAAACCATATATTCGTTATAAAGGTTTGACTGATAGTGATTTTCTTCCTATGTTACATGGTAAAACATACACCGAACTAAAAGAATATATGGAAGAAATTATTGGCGAACCACTCGCACCAGAAGGTGCATCTAGTCGTAAACTAAAGATATCAAATGCGATGGTGTCACACATCAATGTTGCATTGAAAGGTACACCAGAAGGTGCCAAGTTTAAAAAGACCATAGAAAATGCAAAGAATCTGAACGAACAAAAGCGTTACTATGTTTCAGATTATGGGTTTAGTAACATGGTTGACTTTGTTAATGGAAAAACAACTAAACTGGTTGCTGGTGAAAACTATGAAAAGTTTCATTTGAAAAACATAATTGAGTGGTGGAGAAAGAAAGCCATTAACAGATTTGAAACGTTAAAGACTGAGAATAGACTTAGGACAGAGATCGAAGTCTGGACAGGCGAAAAAGAGATTGACATTATTCGGTAGTCCTGATAGGATAAATACTCCAATAAATTGATAGGAGTATCGAATGGCCGAAGGAATTTCTGGTGCTGGCGCAGAAGTTACAGCTCTTGCTGAAAGCTTACAGGCGTATGCATGTGCAACCAGACAACATCTAGGAAAAGATTTAACCGATATCACTCAAATTACCGAAAAAACTATTGCTGATGCTGAATGTGATAGACCTTTAGATAAGTGTTTAAAAGGATTAAACGCAAATTGGTATCATAGTGTAATAACGACAGCAAATGAACTTTTCAAAGACGTTAAACCGCAGGGTAAATATATGTTTTATCGTGGTGGTAAATTAGTCGGAGACATCTACAAAGAATTTGGAAAGTTTAGAAAAGAAAGTGGCTTGAGTGGTGATGATAAATGGAATCCTGCTGATATCTGGATGGCAAGAAAAAATTTTAAATTTGAAAAAGATTGGCCAACTTTAAGAGATTATAATCGTTACATATATGATGAATTTGCACATAAAAATCTAATAGGCATTTCTTTAAAATTGGTACCAAAAGGTGATGCTCATTCTAAAATATTTAATGATGGAAAACCTTTGATTGCAGAATGGAATGGTTACAAACTTGGTGAGGATATGTTTGGGTCAAAAGACATATATTTAAAATATAAGTCTGAAGGTAAAGAAGGTGAAATACAGCTTAGAAACTTTTCTAGCCGACCAGTAACAAGTTCTTGGCAAGGTGAAATTAAAGGTAAAACTGCTGCCGGTGGAAAAATTGGAGGTGGTATTGTTATGACAGCAGCAATAGAATCAGGAGTAACTCGTAACAAACTTATGATACCTTCACAATTTAATACACATATAGCTAAACCAAATGATGCAATTCTAAAACAATTCGCTACAATGTTTAAAGAGTTGAGTAAAAGTAAAAAAACAATTAAAGAACTTATGCTTGAAGCTCAAATTGGACAAAAAAAAGATCAAACATGGTGGATGTCAAAGTTTTTAGGCATACATTATGTTTATACTATACTAAAAGAAGGTAAAGAAAATGATGTTGTTAAATGGTTGTTTGAGTATGGATCATCAGCAACGAAAAATAGTAGCATTTTTATAAAGTACAGTTAATGAAATTCTTAGACTTTTTAGTAGAAGCCAAAAACGAAGGCGCAAACCTACACCTAGAACACCTAGAAGATAATATATTTAATTTTGGTGTAAATGGTACTCGACAATCGATTGATTTTTTAAGATCACTAAGAGATATGTTGGCGGGTCAATCTCAATCAAAAGTAAACGTTACAACAAAGTGGGATGGCGCTCCCGCTATTATCTGTGGAGTAAACCCCGAAAACGGAAAGTTTTTTGTTGGAACAAAATCTGTTTTCAATAAAGATGGTAAATTAAATTACACTGATGATGATATTGACAGAAATCATCCTGGTGGTGGACTAAATGAGAAATTAAAAATAGCATTGGCCTTTTTACCGAAACTTGGTATTAAAGGTATACTACAAGGTGATTTATTGTTCACTAAAGGTGATATAGAAACCGATACGATTGACGGACAAAAGTATATAAAGTTTCAACCAAATACAATCGTGTATGCAGTGCCAATAGATTCAGTCATGGCTAAAAAAATGTTAGTCGCTCAACTAGGAATAGTTTTTCATACTTCGTATTCGGGAAGAACTATAGATACATTGAAAGCATCCTTTAATATCGACATTGGTAACTTAACACAAACTAAAGACGTTTGGTTCCGTGATGCTTCATTCGTCGATGCATCTGGTACCGCAACATTCACAGATAAAGAAACGCAAGCAGTAACATCTTTATTGTCCCAAGCTGGTAGAGTCTTTCAGACCATAAATCCTGTCGTGTTAAATAGAATATCTTCTGGATTATTTAAAGAACAAATTAAAACATTTAATAACACCAAAATAAGATCAGGCCAAAAGGTGACGAATACCAGTCAACATGTATCAGAATTAATTAAATATATTGAAGATAAATTAAATAAAGAAATAATTTCTGCAAAGAAAGAAGATACAAAGAAGAAAAGAATTGCCGAAAAGAACGAAGTGATGAGATTTTATAGAAGTAGTTCTAATCAATTAAAATCTATTTTTGATTTAATGAACCTAATAGTTGATGCTAAGTTAATGATAATAAGAAAATTAGAATCAATCAAATCTTCAGTGGATACCTTTGTTAGAACGGAAGATGGTTATAGAGTTACTGGTCCCGAAGGATTTGTGGCAGTAGATAGAATAAGTGGAGGTGCATTGAAGTTAGTTGATCGACTAGAGTTTAGTCAAACTAATTTTAATGCCGCAAAAAATTGGAGCAAATAATGGCATACGATTTAAATAAAATATTACAAGAATACGGAGATGATGACTTTGGTTTCTCTGCCGTTTCTGAAGAAGAGTATAATGCAGTAATCAATGAGAAGGCTGATACTGTAGAAGAGTTTCAGGTTAGATTACAACAAGTGGAGAAATTGGTTTTACCTTTCTTTACAAAACTTTTACAAACGGCCGATAAAGAATACATATATTGGCCAAATAGAAAAAAATTAGTCGAAGATCAAATACAAAAGATACTTAAATTAACAAGAGGTTAAAATGGCTTATTCAACTCAAGTATTAGATCATTACGAAAATCCAAGAAATGTAGGTAAGTTTGATGTGGGTGATGAAAGTGTCGGCACAGGATTAGTGGGTGCTCCAGCTTGCGGTGATGTTTTGAAATTGCAGATAAAAGTAGAAGAAGGAATTATTACAGATGCGAAATTTAAAACATATGGCTGCGGGAGTGCGATTGCGAGCTCGTCGCTCGTCACAGAGTGGGTCAAGGGAAAAACGCTTGAAGAAGCAGGTGCAATTAAGAACACCGAGATTGCGGAAGAGTTGGCTCTACCACCAGTTAAGATACATTGTTCAATCTTAGCCGAAGATGCGATCAAAGCTGCAATCAAGGACTATCAAGATAAAAATTTAACAAAGGCT